CTCATGATATAGTTGAAACTGTTGATACTAATAAAGATATTATACCTTCAGAAAAAAAAGATGAGATTGTTATTAAAGAGAATTATAATAATACCATTAATACTTTAAACAATTTAATTGAAGTTGGAGAAGATTCTATAGCAACATTATTGTCCGTAGCTAAAGAGACGGAACACCCTAGAGCATTTGAAGTGGTTGGTCAATTATTAAAAGTTACTGGTAATCTCAGTAAGGATTTAATAGAATTACAGATGGATATGAAAAGACAAGGTGTAAAAAATAAAAAGGAGATTGTTAATAATAATGTGTTCGTTGGAAATACTGCTGATTTTTTATCATTAATAAAAGAGAAGAAGAAGGATATCGATGGAGATTTATAAGCAGAATCCACGGTTAAAATCCCCAGGCGTTGAAATAGAATGGACTAAAGAACAAACAGAAGAATACATTAGATGTATGGATGATCCAACATATTTTATAAAAAATTATGTTAAAATTATAAATGTAGATAAGGGTCTTGTTCCATTTGAGTTGTACGATTTTCAAGAAAATATGATAAATACTTTCATGGAATCTAGATTCACTATTTGTAAAATGGCAAGACAATCTGGTAAGTCTATAACATGTATAAGTTATTTCCTCCATCAAATATTATTTACTAAAGACATATCTATTGCTGTTTTAGCTAATAAATTATCTACTGCAAGAGAATTATTGAGTAGATTGCAAAGAAGTTATGAAACATTACCACTTTGGTTACAACAGGGTGTTGTTGTATGGAATAGAACTAATATAGAATTAGAAAATGGTAGTAAGGTTCTAGCATCTGCAACTTCTTCTAGTTCTGTACGTGGTAGTTCATTTAATATATTATTTTTAGATGAATTTGCATTTGTTCCTAACGAAATGGCAGAAGATTTCTTTAGATCAGTTTATCCAACAATATCATCTGGTAATAGTAGTAAAGTAATTATAGTATCTACACCATATGGTATGAATCATTTTTATAAATTATGGAATGATTCTATACAAGGTAGAAGCTCATATCAAAATTTAGAGGTGCATTGGTCGGAATTACCTGGTAGAGATTCGACATGGAAACAACTAACAATAAATAATACTTCTGAATTACAATTTCAACAAGAATTTGAGTGTGAATTTTTAGGAAGTTCTAATACCCTAATTAATGGTAGTAAATTGAAATGTTTATCATATTCTACTCCAATTAAGAAGTTATATGATAATAATTTATTAATATATAATGAACCAATTCCAGATCATATATATTGGTTAACGGTTGATGTGTCTAGAGCTAAAGGTGCGGATTATTCTGCATTTTCTATTATAGATGCAACTGAATTGCCATATATTCAAGTTGCAACATATAGATCAAATGAAATACCACCAATGTTATACCCAAATATAATAAAATTTGCAGCAGATTTATATAATGAAGCATATATATTAGTAGAAATTAATGATATAGGACAACAAATATCAGACATATTATATGAAGAAATGGAATATAATAATATGATAATGACTAAAACTGACGCCAGAAAGGGACAGTTTATATCTAATGAATACGGTAAAAAAGTTAATATAGGACTTAGAACAACAAAATCAACTAAAAAGGCAGGTTGTTATAACTTGAAATCATTGATAGAAGAAGATAAATTAATTATAAATGATTTTAATACAATTGATGAATTATGTTCTTTTATTAGTAAGGGATTGAAATACGAAGCAGATAGTGGTCGTAATGACGATTTAGTAGATACTTTAATATTGTTTTCATGGACAACAACTGACCCATATTTTAAAGATTTATCGGATATTGACATTAGAAAGGAAATATATAAAGAACGAATTCAGTATATAGAGGATCAGTTGTTACCGTTTGGTTTTATAAATAATACACAACCTAAAGAAATAACAGTAGATAAAAATGGTGATATATGGGGATAGAAATATGAAATATTATAAATATTTATATCTAAGATAAATATCCATTAATAATAAAAAGGAGACGAACAATGGCATTTCAAGTCAGTCCAGGAGTAAGTGTAAGAGAGTTTGATTTTAGTACATCAGTTCCACAAACGGCAACAACATCTGCCGCTATGGTTGGTGATTTTTCATGGGGGCCTGTTGGTCAAGCAACGACCATATCAACCGTTGATGAATTAAAATTGGTATTTGGTAAACCAACAGAATCTAATTATAAACCGTTTTTTACAGCAAGTAATTTTTTAAATTACGCACAAAGTTTAAAAGTTGTTCGTTCAGTCGGAGTAAATGCAGTAAATGCTATTTCAGGAACATTGGCAACAGATACAGATACATTAGCAGTATATTCAACTGATGTATCTTCAGAATTACCATTTAAAAATAGAAGTAATACGCAAGACCAATATGCAAAAGATTGGGGAAATGGTGGGTCATATCCATTAGGAGAATTAGTCGGGGCTTTAGTAGATGCGGAATTGACATCTACTACTCCAGGAACATGGCAATTAAACGCACATATCCCTGTGGATTGGTTAGGTAATTATTCTAGTTCAAATGTCAGAGATGATATTGACGATTTAATTACATTAAAGGTCAATACCGCCACCGATTCAATTAATTTGCCATTTAATCATTTAAGTCGTGGGTGGATTAAACAAGTAACCGCCACATCACCATTTAGAACAGATTTTGTATTTGGTGGTTCACTTATCGATAGCACTGCCGGATTCATCACTATACCACCAACGTTTGTTTTAGATACATCAGTTGGTAAACCAACTTTAGATGTATTATTGGGGTTCACTTCTGAATCAGGTGTAAGCAACAATAATAATTTACAATCAGCGTGGTCATCTTTAAAAGCAATAGTTGATTTAGATACTGGGTATGCTGGTGTTATGGCGGCTTGGCTTGGAGATGGCAGTCAAACCTACAAAGATTTTTTGAAAGAAAGCTTTGACTATTATTACACTACTACCGCAGAAAAAACAGGATTATTTGTCGGTGGATTCAACTTATCAACTACCTCTGACGCGAATTATCTTAGAATTAGAAGTTCAGATAGTCAAGTTGCTGATTTTAGAATACCTCTAACCGTTACGGCATCCGGTTTAGTATCGACAGTTAAAATTAATCATACCGGTAACATTTTAGATGATGCTGATGGTTTTATCGATTCTTTACCTGATGGTCACAATGCTGGCAGTTATGTGGTTACTACTGAATCTGATTGGCAGTTTAATTCGTCAAATACACTCAAATCAGAAGGTGGTGTAACTGTTACATTGGAAGCACGTAATACATTTCGTTTGGCAGATGGATTAACACCTAATGGAACGGCTATAAAAGTCAAAGTAGACGGTGTTGAGGTAAATGAGAATGCTGGGTATTCTATATATCCTACTGTTCTAGGATATTCGGAACTTTATTTAGGAGAATCAATAACGGGTACTACTCCGATATCGTTACACGTAACAGGTGTTCCATTTAGTTATATAGATTCCAATCCGGTACAAATGTTAACAGAAGAACAAGCGTTAAGTTATTCAGGTGGTGATGGAGCAAATGGAGTTTTTGCTGCTAGATATCCAGGAGAATTTGGTAACAGAATAAAAGTTACTATGTTAGATAGTGCTACATATTTAAATGATCCTCTTGGTAATTCATTATCGATATTACCAACAGATGACAACGATATTGCAGTTATAATTGAAGTGTTTAAAGACGATAAACAAAATGTTGTAGAAAATTTTGAAATTTTTGATAATTTAACTAAATCTCTAGTAGTTCCTGGTACTGAAAATAGGAATTTTATTGATTATATTAATGCTAATTCATCATATATATATGCATTACAAGTACCTGCCGGATTTAAAGAAGCTGGTGCATTCCCTACTAATTTTGTATGGAAGAATGATTTAATCACAATTGATGGAGTTACTAAAGAAGTTTATATGTCATTAGATTCTAGTAATACTTCTTATGTTTTGTCTGGTGGTACTACAGAAGCACCAACAGCATCAGAACTTATTAGTAGTTTTGATGTGATTTCAAATCCTGAACAAATTGAATATTCTATGATATTAAGTGGTGGATATCATTTGATAGGGGATTTATATACTAATGTCATTCGTCATAGTATAGAGTTGTCAAATACACGTCAAGACTGTGTTACTATTTTTTCTGCACCAGAAAGTGTATATGCAACTAAAGATATAGATAATGTCGTGGCATGGTATGATACGGTAGGTATATCTACTTCTTATGCTGTTGCTGATTCTAATTATAAACGACAATATGATGTATATAATGATAAATATCGTTGGGTACCATTTTGTGGAGATATGGGTGGTGTTTTCTCTAGAACTGATACAGATAAAGATCCATGGTTTTCTCCTGCAGGATTTAATAGAGGAACTATTAAGAATGTAGTTAAATTATATATGGATTTCACTAAGATGGATAGAGATAAGTTATATTTAAAATCTATCAATCCTATAGTATCATTTCCAGGACAAGGTACTATATTATATGGTGACAAAACATTTATGTCAAGACCATCTGCGTTTGATAGAATTAATGTTAGACGATTATTTATAGTGCTTGAAAAAATAATATCTAAAGCTTCAGTATATACTTTATTTGAATTCAATGATACTTTTACTCGTTCACAATTCGTGGCAATGGTTGAACCGTTTTTGACTTTAGTTAAATCTAGACAAGGTGTATATGATTTCTCTGTAATATGTGATGAAACAAATAATCCACCAGATGTAGTTGATGCTGGACAATTTGTTGGTGATATATACATTAAACCAAGTAGATCCATTAATTTCATACGATTGAATTTTGTTGCCGTAAGAAATGGTGTAGAATTTAGTGAAGTTGTTGGCAACAGATAATAGATATTTAAAAGGAGAAAAAAAATGGATATATCGAGTTTTAAAGGGGCGTTTGCAAATGGGGCTAGACCTAATTTATTTGAGGTTAGTTTTGCTGGCGGAACTATCCAAGATACAAAACTTTTAGTTAAAGCTGCATCAATACCGGCATCTACTATTGCTTCAGTAGACGTACCATATATGGGTAGGGTAGTGAAAGTACAAGGGAATAGAACATATGAGGATTGGCAAATCACTGTGTTGAATGATGAGGGGTTTGGTATTAGAACTGAGTTGGAAAATATGATGATTGCTATGAATAATCCAGAGTTGAATACAGGGGCACAGTTGACAGGACTTAGTGCAACAGTAACACAAAAAACAGTAGCTGGTGGGGATGGTGCTGTGTATCAATTTGTAGATATGTTCCCTACTGAAATTTCATCTATTGAATTAGCATGGGATACAAATGATTCTATTGAGGAATATACTGTGACTTTTGCCTATAATTATTGGACTAAAACAGGTTAGGGGTGATTTATGGCAATGGATTTAAATAATTTTAAGAACAAGGTTGCCGGGCCTACAAATTTAGCTAGACCAAATCTATTTTATATTATGATAACTAGTGAAGTTGGTGATGGTGGTGAAGATTCTTCAATACCAGGTTTATTACAAGGTAGGGATGATTTCACCACACCAGAGATTGATAAGTTTCAGACTGACTTTACTACTATGGCAACTGAAATTCCATTCTTAGCTAAAGCTAGCAGCATACCATCTGATACTATTGGGTCAATTGATGTTCCATATATGGGGCGTTCAATTAAATCAGTTGGTAATAGAACTCATGATACGTGGTCTATAACTGTTTTGAATGATGAGAAATATTCTATCAGGAAAATATTATCAACATGGCAAAAGGCATGTTGTTCTAATGGACAATATGCTCTCATGAATAACCAAATTCGGGCAACATTAAAGGTTGTCCAGTTAGGACAAGATTTAAAACCTACATTTGCTGTTTTTTTAAAGGGATCATATCCTACTGAAATTTCATCTATTGAGTTAGGATGGGATACAAATGATGCAATAGAAGAGTATACAGTAACATTCGCATATAACTGGCATGAAGAGCAGCATGATGAGGTTGCATTATCTGGATTAGTATTACCAACTGATTAACAAGGTGAATATATAATGAAATTATTTGGATTTACATTAGGCAAAACAAAGAAGAAAGAATTAAAATCCTTTGTTCAAAAGACTGAAGAGCAACCAGAAAATGCGGTAGTAGTTAATTCTGCCAATTTTTCTGGTTCTTATTTTAATTTTGACAATACTTTTAAAACTGATTCTGAGTTAATTAACAAATATAGATATATGTCTATGCACGCTGAAGTTGAGTTAGCCATAGATGATATTGTATCTGAATCTGTAATAACAGATGATACAAGTCCGGTTAAAATGGAAGTATCAGATGATTCTACATTATCTGATACTTTGGTTACCACTATATACAAAGAGTTTGATGTAATATTAAAAATATTAGATTTTTCCAACTTTGGATATGACATATTTAGAAGTTGGTATGTAGATGGACGATTATATTATCATATTATTGTTGATGAAAATAAAAAGAAAGAAGGTATACAAGAATTACGAAAAATAGATCCTAGAAAAATTAAAAAGATCAAAGAAGTTAAAAAAAATGATCAAAATATAATAGAATCTGTAATAGAATATTATGTATATAATGAAAATGGTATTGATAGAGATATAGATTTAAAGGGGATACCTATTCAGTTGGATGCTATAAGTTACATATCATCAGGGATACGTGATGGTACGAAAAATCATACAATTGGACATTTACACAAGGCAATAAAACCTTTAAATCAATTAGTTATGCTTGAGAATTCTGCTGTTATATATAGATATACACGAGCACCAGAAAGACGAGTATTTTATATAGATGTTGGTAATTTACCTAAGATGAAAGCGGAACAATATCTTAGTGATGTTATGAATAAATATAAGAATAAAGTAGTATATGATGGTGTTACTGGTGAAGTTAAAGACGGTAAAAATCATATGTCTATGCTTGAAGATTATTGGTTCCCTCGTAGGGAAGGTAATTCTGCACAGATTGATACATTGCCGGGTGGTACTAATTTAGGTGAAATTGATGATATAATATATTTTCAAAAGAAGTTATATAAATCATTAAATGTACCGGTATCACGGTTAGAATCTGAAAATTCTATGGCATTAGGTAGAGCGACGGAAATAAATAGAGATGAAATGAAATTTGATAGATTTATTAGAAGATTGAGAAATCGGTTTGATAATTTATTTTATGATTTATTAAAGACTCAGTTGATATTAAAAAATATAATATCACAAGAAGAATGGGAAGATATTAAATATGAATTAAATGTTATATATAATGAAAATTCATATTATAATGAAATCCAAGATTCTGAGGTATTGCGAGATCGTATATCCATGATAACAGATATGGATAACATAGGGTTAATTGGAAAATATTGGTCACATGAATGGATTCGTAAAAATATATTAAAGATGAATGACGAAGAAATAAGTCAGATAGATGATGAGATTAAAAAGGAATTGAAGGTTGCACAATACAATGAACCTGAAGAACCAGATGATAAACGATTTTAAAGGATATTAATATGAAAAGTTTTATAGAATATACATTACTAGAGGGTATAACTAGAAAAAAAGTTATCCGGAATGGTGAACGAAAGATAAAAAAAATATCAAACAAAGACGGGTTTAAAGTAATAGATGGTAAAGAAACTAAAATAAGTACCAAAGAACGTCTTATGTTGAAATTAAGAAATAAAAAATCTGCTAAGAAACGTAAAGGTAAATCCGCAACTTCTAATAGAAAACGAGCAGTTTCTATGAATAAAAGAAGAGGTATGTGATATGAAACTTATTACTGAGATATATGAAGATGTTAATTATATCATTGAGGATAAATCTAAAAATATGTATATTGAAGGTATTTTTTTACAGTCAGATATAAAGAATCGTAATGGTAGGTTATATCCAACCGCCGTATTACAAAAAGAAGTTAAAAGATATTCGGACGAATATATTGATAAAGGTAGGGCATTTGGAGAACTCGGACATCCAAGTGGACCATCTATTAATTTAGAACGGGTATCTCATTTAATTAAAGAATTGTATCAAGATGGTAATAATTTTATCGGTAAGGCTAAAATTATGACAGAAACGCCATATGGGTCTATTGTTAAAAATCTTATACATGAAGGTGCGAAGTTGGGAGTATCTTCTAGGGGTATGGGTTCTATAAAAGAAAAGAAAGGACTCAATACTGTTCAAGATGATTTTCATTTAGCAACAGCGGCAGATATAGTTGCTGATCCATCAGCACCAGATGCATTTGTAAATGGTATTATGGAAGGTAGAGAATGGGTATGGTCTAATGGAATTATTAGTGAATGTAATA